GTCAGTGGTGTAGTCGGTGACCCCGAATCCTCTCTCGTTGGCGGCAAGCTGATTGGCGGCGGCCTTCTGGTTAAAGGAAGGCTAGTATGAGTTATCCAGTCTACTACCCGATCAAAGATGACACGCTGCCGATCCTGTTCGACACCTTCGATGGTGGAACGGGCGCAAGTATCACGATGAGTGGACTCGCCGTTACGGACATTGAGATATACAAGGATGGCGTTGCGACGACACGTTCATCTGAGTCTGGATACACTTTGCTCGATACGGACGGCATTGACTTCGACAGTAAGACAGGTATCCACGGGTTCAGTATTGACCTGTCGGATAACACTGATGCTGGTTTCTTCACGGTGGGGCCGTGGTACACCGTCGTGGTCTCGACCATTACCATTGACGGTCAGACTGTCAGTTTCATTGCGGCTGCCTTCCGAATCCTAGATGCGACTCGTGGCATGACGGGCACGGCCTTGCCCGATGCTGCGGCTGACGCTGCTGGCGGCGTGCCGATCTCTGATGCTGGTGAGCTGGACCTCGATACCAAGCTTGCAAATACGAATGAGGTTACTGCTGCTCGGATGGGTGCGCTGACTGATTGGATTAATGGTGGTAGGCTTGACCTTCTACTGGACGCGATCCCGACTACAGCAATGAGGGGAACTGACGGAGCAAATACAACAGTTCCTGATGCTGCGGGAGTAGCTCCAACAGCAACAGAGAATAGGCAAGAGATGGATGGCAACTCAACGAAGCTATCCTCTATTGAAACTGATACTCAGGATATTCAATCTCGGGTTCCGGCTGCACTTGCTACTGGGGGGCAGATTAAAGCTCATACAGAGGTTCTTACTACTGATTCTGTTGATGCTGCTGCTCTTAACACTGATGCGGTTGCGGAGATAGTAGCTGCAATTCTTGCGATGGTGATTGAGGGGACGACGACATTCCAACAGAGTCAGACGCTGCAAAATGCTTCGGCAGCGGGTAAGCTATCTGGGGCAGCTACGGCGACGAATAAGCTGAGAGACCTTGCAGACTCAATTGATCGGATTACTGCCACTGTGGATGAAGATGGAAATAGGTCTGCTGTTACCCGGTCCTATTCGGATCTATAAGTGTGGTCCTCTCGGTTTTTTGGGGCAAGGCATTGGAATGCTCGATATTGGGCTGCGACAGGATCAGAGATAGCAGCGGTCCTAGGGCGGAAGCTCACGGTGATAACGGAGTTGACTACAGTTGAAAGAGTTACGTAAGTGCCAAAGTATCTGACGAACTATGGTAATCCTATAGTCCAGTGGAAGCCGGTCCACGACTTGATAGCTGCTCTGCATATCGCAGGGCATGGGCCGGACTCCATTGCAACTAAAACGGGAGTTACGAAGGGTCACGTTTACCGGGTACTGAATGATCCTCGGACATTAAATGTTATAGAGTTTGCCCGTAAGAGATATTATGGACAGTTTATGACGACGGTTCAGTATAAAATGGTCGGACTGGGGGAGAAGGCTATCGATAATATAGCTGCAACTATAACGACACCCATCGAAGATAGCGAAGGGAATATCGCTGTCGGGACGAAAGCTAAGGTTCATCAAGATAATGTAAGCTTCGAGCTTCTAGACCGGATAGGTTATGGGAAGCATAGACAGAAGGAGGATGGAGGAGGGGGTATTCAGCTCTCTCCAGAGACCGAGAAGAAGCTAGTTGCCGGGATTGAGAGGGCAAAAGAGGCCCAAATCCTCTTCGAGAGGGCTGAAGAGGCTGTAGTAGTAGAGGTTAGTGATGATAATGGAAAAAGAACAGAATAACCAAGACCTCGCGAGGGACTTTGCTGCCCTCACGGACGAAAAGGGGCTTTCGAAGCGGCGAGCTGATGCCGAAGAGAAGTTTAAGGACATTTCTAGCACTGAACTCACCTATTTACGTAAATGGGCGAAGAGTGACCTCTTTTTCCTCTCAAATACGGTCCTTGAGAACGAACTTCTGTCTCCGAAGCTGCATAAGCATTACTGTATGTGGAAACAGAAGACTAGAAAGCATAGACATCGAATAGAGTTGCTCCCTCGGGGGCATTATAAGACAACTCTTAATAACGCTGAGGCTATTCAGATAGCCCTTCCAAACGATGATGGGGTGGTTAAGGAGTATCCTTGGACTCTCGGTCCAAATGTGAAGATACTCCTGTCACATGAGACTGAGAAAGGAGCAAGCAGAGCCTTATTTGAGATTGCGGAAGCTTTTCTCTCAAAGGAAATGATGCTTGCACTCTTCCCTGAGTGTATCCCGACGCGGAGGCAGCAGAGGATTAATACTTTAGAGCTCGAACTCCCGAGGCAAGAGCATTGGAAAGAGCCAACATTTGATGTTATTGGCGCTGGTGGAGCAGCTCAGGGAAGACACTATCATAAGCTCAAGTTGGATGATCTTATAGGAGAGAAGGCTCGAGAATCTCTCACTATCATGTCGAACATCGTTGATTGGTTCGATAATATTAAGTCTCTGCTTACCCGGCCCCGTCTTGACGGGTGGGATCTAGTAGGGACTAGGTGGTCAATGTTCGATGTCTACGCTCATGCGCTTGAGATGTATGGGGTAGATAAAGAAGCATCGGTACTCAATGCAGTTAATCTTGAGAAGGAGCATTTTGAAGCGGGAGTCTTAGTTGCGTATATCCGGTCAGCTATTGAGGATGGAAAGATAATCTTCCCAGAAGAAAACTCGATGGAAGACTATATGATCCTTATGAAGAACCGGAAAGTGTGGGCAGCACAATACGTCAACAACCCACTAGACTCCTCGCTAACGGAGTTCGATGCTCAATGGCTCAAGTTCTACAATGTGACGCCGGAAGGTGACCTCATAGTTTTTGAGGGAGTCAACGAGGATAAGGAGAGGTTGACGAGGAAGGTACGCCCGGAAAACCTAGACAGGGTAGTTCTTATTGATCCATCTATGGGAGAGGATATAGAGTCGGACGAGACTGGGATAGTAGTTACGGGAGTGGATAGGCATAATAATATCTACATTCTCGAGACTATCCGTAAACGTCTGAAGCCCCATGAGCTTATCCGGACTATGTTTGAGCTTAACTCTAAGTGGGTGCCCCGGACCTTTTCGGTGGAGGAAGTGAACTTCTCCGCGATCTACCGATACTGGTTTACTCAAGAGTGTGATAGGGTAGGGATTCATCCAAATGTTGAGGCTTATAAGACACAGAGTCGGGTAAAGGGAGCTAGGGTTAAGGCTCTTGGGCCACTTGCTATTGCCGGGCAGATTTACTGTGCTGAGGGAATGTATGAATTCCGCGAGGAGTGGGAGAGGTTTGGAGTCATTCGGAAGTTCCACCTTCTCGATGCACTGGCTCAGGGTCCGGAGGTTTGGAGGGCTGGATCGATAGACGAGGATATGAGGGATTATCAGAGTGCAACTCGGAAGGTTATGGAGTTGCGGTCGGCGGTGACTGGTTACTGAATTCCAACAGTTGGAAATTGTTATGCCGCATAAGTTGACTAAGAAGAAGGCCAAGAAGATCCTACGCCACGGGTCGGTAAGGGGGAAGAAGCTGAATAAGGCCCAAAAAGGCTTCTTTGGGGCTAGGGCTGGAGGAAAGCCAACTAAAAAGAAGAAGGATAAATAATGGATTTCATGGTCTTTGCTCAGGTAATGACGGCTGTCGGGATGGTTTTGGGGGGTCAGAAGGGCATGGAGATTTATAAGAGAAGGCGGTTCGCTAATGGGAATGGGGGCAATCCGGATCGAAGGAAGAATTCCCTCTCAGAGTTAGATAAGGAATTCATTAAGGGGTGTTTCGGCTCCCTTGATTTAGTTATGAAGAACAACCAGCTAGAATTCGGTAAGGATCTTGAGGAAGCAATTAGGTATGAAGGTGAGCAGACTAGAACTGTAGTTAGGAGTTTAAGAACATGAGTATCTTCACAAAGATTTTCGACGCGACGGCAGGAAGTCTAATTGATTCCATTGCTGGTGCAGCAGATCGCTTCATCACTACTGGTGATGAAAGGGATGCTCATAAGCTCAAGGTAGCTGCACTCATCGCAGCTAGAGACTCAGAGCTAGAGCAGACATTTCGAGTTGAGATAGATGCGAAGGCTAGGACTATCGAAGCGGAGATGCAGTTTGGGGATAACTATACTAAGCGTGCTCGGCCATCAGTTGTCTACTTCGGATTGGTGGCTATAGGGTGGAACTATGTACTGTTGCCAACAATCCTTAGATTGGCTGCTCTATTTACAGCAAACGTTGATTTTAGCGAGCTGGAGCTTCCAACCCAGTTTTGGGTAGCTTGGGGAGGAATATGTGCTACTTGGTTTATTGGAAGGACTGCTGAGTATAGGGCAGTAAAGGCCGGGAATGAACCTAATAGGTTGACACGCCTTATAACAGGGTCGTAAAGTGACTTCAATTTCGATCTTAGATCAAGATACTCCGGTCCCTGGGCCTCCAGAGGAAATAGATCCTCTAGATCCTAAGGGAAATTGGCCGAGGATGCTGAAGCTCTCGAAAGAGAGGGAGAGCATCTTAGTCAATTGGATGGCGTCTGAGCTAGACCTAGCTAGACAGGAGAAGGAGGATATTGTCGATGATTGGATAACTTGGCAGAAGCAGTATTGGGCACAGCCGGAAGCGGAGGTTAAGAACTTCCCGTTTCAGCGGGCTGCGAACATAGTCGTTCCCCTTACTGCTATTGCTGTTGAGGCTATTCATGCCCGGATCATCAATACAATCTTCTCCGTCGAACCCTTCTGGTCTATCCGCCCAAGGACTTCTAGGTGGATTGATGCGGCGACGCCTGTTGAGGAGTGGTTACAAACTGAGGTCGAGAATGTAAATGCGCTGAATGTCTATCAGTTCTCTAGTGATTCGTTGATGGAGTTGGTTAAGCTTGGTACGTGCATTGGAAAGAGTGGGTATGATAAGATTATAAAGAAGTCTCTGCGCCCGGCTCCTGGTGGAGGTGATGACCCATTTTATGCTGTTCAACATAATGGGGCAACCCTAGAGTATACTCCTTGTGCAAACTTCTTCATTCGAGCAGGGGAGCAAGACCCCCAAACGTCACCTTGGGCAAGTGAGGAGCATGTCTTTACTTGGGGTCAGTTGAAGCAGATGTCTCAGGGTGGGAGGATGGACCCGAAGGCTGTGGAGAAGGTGAAGGCATGGGCTGAGTCGAATGAGGTAAAGGCGTCTGGGAGTTCAGCTGAATATCATGATGAGATAGATAAGCTTGATAAGTTTGAGCCGGAATGGAGGGAGGAGTTCCGGGTTCAGGAGACTTGGGCATCATTTGATGTAGATGGAGTTGATGGTGAGGACGAGGAGATAGTCTTTGATTATCACGAAGCCTCAATGACTATACTCTCCATTCGGGCGAACTGGTACGCGGATCTTCATAGGCCGTGGAGGATCGCCCGGTATGTTAACGTCGAGGGTAGGATTTGGGGAATAGGGGTAGGAAAGCAGAACGAGCAGTTTCAGGATATGATTACGACGATCAATCGTCAGAGGTTAGATAATGCCACACTCGCCAACATGCGGATGCTTGCAATCAAGAAGCAGTCAGGAATCTCTCCAGATGAGCCAGTTTTCCCTGGTAAGATTTGGTTCCTTGACGATCCCTCTAGAGACGCTCAGGTCTTGCAGCTCAGCGAGATTTACCCTAGTGCCTATGCCAATGAGCAAGGACTACTCGGCTATTCTGAGCGCAGAACCGGAGCTAACGATGTAGTTCTTGGACAGCCACAGCAAGGAACACCGGGTACGGCAACGGGAGATCTGGCCCGGCTCGCCGAGGGGAACAAGAGGTTCGACCTTGTCTTACGTAACATCCGTCAATGGTTCTCGCTCTTGGGTCAGGATGTTCTCTCGAACTATCAGCAGTTTGGCGACCAACAGAGGCATTGGCTTATAAAGGAGGAGGAGGGAGCATGGGTTGAGCAAATCTTAAATATGCCGACGGAGCTTGTACGGAGTGGAGCAGCTATTGAGTTGACTGCGACTAGTTCTATCGTTAACCGTGATGTAGAGCAGAGACAATGGATGAGCCTATTCCAGATCATAACGAATTACTATGCTCAGATCATTCAACTTGCTCAGGTTATGCAAGATCCTGAGTTGTTGGCTACAACTGCTGCGAGGGCAGTGGCAGCTAGTGACGAAGCGATGAAACGGCTGTTGGCGACGTTCCAGACTCCAGATGCAGAGAAATTACTCTTTTTAGAGGAGGGGACTAATGGAGGACCGTCCGCAGGGGCTACAGGAGGTCCTGGCGGAAATAACGGACAAGGACTTGAGCAGCTTCTCGGCTCTGTTGGACCAGAGGGGCTGGCTGGTTTACTTTCGAGTGGTAGAGGCCCTCAGTGAGGATGCTCTACAGTCCGCAACGTCCGCTAGAGATGCTGATGAAGCGTTCAAGCAGATTCAGCAACACAAAGGTATTAGGCAAGTAATCGGCCTGGCCGAACAGATCCTTAATCGAGAGAGAAAACAAGATGCCAGAAGAGAAAAAGAAGGAAACGACAGAGGGAGTGCCGAAGGCTCCAGCAGAGGCCGAGGACCATGGGTCGGGTACAGGAACCGAGGAAGGTAAGGTTGAGTTCACAGACCCGGCACTTAAAGGTAAGAGTCCTAAAGAGATTGAGGCTCTGCTTAGGATGTCTAAACAGGTGGTTGATGGACAGAAGAATAAGGTAAGGGGTCTCGAGGATAGAATTAAGGACCTCGAATCGAAGCCACCTGCTCCTCCAGTACCGGAGAAGAAGGAGGACTTCTTTACCAATCCTGATTCTGCTATGCAGCGATTAGAGGATAAGCTGGTAGCTACAATTGCTCCTCTTCGAACTGAGCTTAAAGAAGCTAGACGAGACCTAGCGGTACAGGGGCTTGAGGAAAGAATGGCAGCGAAGGTCGATGATTGGCATGAGGTAAGGCCATGGATTGATCAGATGCTGGCAAAGCAGGATTTCCCTAACCCTAATGATGAGGGGTTGCTTGGTACTCTATACTATACTGCGGTTGGGATGAGAACCAAGGAGGGTATTACCTCGACTGCGAAGCCAAAGGAGGTGACTGAGGTGCCAGGAGCAAATGTGCATAGGGGTCCGATACCTCAGCATAGATCCTCACCCCCACCTCCGCCTCCAGCGAAGCCAGCAGCTTCGGGTGAGGTTTCGTTGGATGATTTTGATGAGACAGAGAGGGCGATGTGTAAGTATTATAAGATGACTCCTGGTGAATTTCGGGAGTTTCAAGAAATGAATCCAGAAGATGTTGCAGAATCAACTGTTGGATTAAAGAAGAAAGAGGCTTAACCGATGCCTACAGATATTAAAAGAGACCTGACTCCAGAGCAAGCGAAGGAGCGTGCGTCAAAGAAGGCGAAGCTGGCCCAAGTCCTTGATAGAGGAATGGTTAGTGCCCGGATCGCTGTGAAGAATCCAGACCCTAATAAGCATTATGAGTGGCCTCGGAATACCGAGACTGACATAGACCGCTGGAAGGCGTTGGGGTTTGAGTTAGAACATGACAAGAAGGCATCAGCAGGAAATGTTAAACTTGGGCTGCATGGTCAGGGTGATAGCCGAATAGTCGTCGGTGATGCAGTGTTGATGTCGACTTCGAGGGAGAATTATGAGATTTTAGAGGAACTCAAGGAGGAACGGAAGGAACGACGGAGACGGATAGATGCAAAGAAGGACTACATCCGTATGGCTAAGCGTCGGAATCCCGAGGTTCCTGTTCTTGATCCTCTCGGTGTGGGAGATTCAGAAGAGGAGTAAGATGCCTTTCTACACCCAACCGGGCAGAACTTTGGGCTCAGCAGGCGACGTGCCTAACGTCGTCAACTTGGATGCCGGTTCGATTACCTGTAATAAAGGTCGAGTTGTGACCAATACTGGTGGTGCGGCCGTGCTTCATGGTCTTGCAGCAACCGTGACGAATGTCTACGGTATTACCCTTGAGGGTGCTGCTGCTGGAGTTCCAGATAATCCCGGTACGTTACTTGCCATTGCTGTTGCTGATCGAAATACAGAGTTTGTTTCGAAGGTCGTAGTTAGCGGTGCAATTACTACTGACCTTTCGAATCTGACTGTTGGTGATCAGTACGGTATGATCTTGGTGAGTAGTCAGGACTACATCGACTATGATGATACGAGTGATGTTATTGCTCAGATCACGAAGATCGATGATGACCTGAATGTGGTATGGTTCTTGTTTCTTGAGTCTGCTCTTCAACAGCCTAACGGCTAAGGAGTGATTGATGCTAGTACGTGGAGCATTTAACCATGCGCTCCGACCGGGGCTGCGGAGAGACTTCAGGGATAACTACCAGAGTCACAAAGAGGAATATCCGCAGTTTTTGAACGTTGGAACGCAGGACAGAGCTGAGGTTGAGGCTGTAGCGGTCTCGGGCTTGCCTCGGATGGTAGTGAGGGGTGAGGTTGAGCCAGTTACGTTCCTTGATCCGGTGATGAGTGACAAGGTTACCTTCGTCGATGATGAGTACGCATTGGGGTTTGCCATCTCGAAGCGTATGATGGAGGATGACCTTTATGGCAGAGCCAATCAGAACGCGAAGTGGCTCGGACGGTCGGCTCGCTTGACCCAGGAGTACCGGGCAGCGGCGTTGCTGGACGATGCGTTCTCGGGCTCGACCTTTACGGGGCTCGAAGCGGAAGCACTCTGCTCGACTACTCATACGCTGATTGCAGAGAGTGGAAATTGGTCAAATCAGGTTGCTAATAACATTCAGTTTGGTGTTACTGGCCTCCAAGCAGCTTTTGACCTTGCTGAGCAGCTAGTTGACCACAACGGCGAACCTGTCGTTGCAAACTTCCGTAGGTTGGTGATTAATATTGCGGATGAGGATATCGCGATTAAGATCACAGCAGGCGAAAAGGAACCGTTCACGATGGATAACGATGTGAACGCTATAATGAAGAAGCGCCCAGGTCTTACTTATGTGGTGTCACATTATAAGACTCAGGGTAAGGAATGGTTCTTCCAGGATCCTGAAATGATGGATGCTTGGTTCCTGTTCCGGGTACGTCCAGAGTTCGAGGATGATTTCGACTTCCGGACGAAGGCAGCGGAATTCACCGCACGTCAGAGGATTAATGTGTATTTCTTTGATCCTCGCGGCTGGATTGGCTCGAATCCTAGCTAACCGAAAGGAGAAGAGTCATGCCTTCAGGAATTTCACATGCTAAGAGCATCATTCAGGCCCCCGCGTTCATCGGGGGTGATGGACCGAATGGAAGGACATTCTTTGTCAATGCTAATTCAGGTGGTGCAGACGACATTGATGTGCCCTGGTGGGATGTTGATGAAGCTCAGTGCTTCTCAACATTACAGGCTGCAATTAATGCCTGTGTAGCTAATCGTGGCGACACCATTTGGGTGAAGAAGGGTGGTGAGGCAGTAACCTCGACGCTCCTGTTTAATAAGGCAGGAATCAATATCATCGCACAGAGGTGGGGAGTTGCCCCTTCGATGCGTGGTGAGTTTACGTCGATTTACTCAAGTACCCTTACGGGTGATCCCACAGTGATTATCTCTCAGCCTTGTTATATTGAGGGTATGGGTTTTATGGGAGCAGATGCGGGCACCCTTTTCTATGAAGGTGCTGCACTCTTGTTGAGGGTGGATGCTGCTTCTACCGCGACCACGAAGCCTTGGGGTGTTCACCTTAATCAGTGCCGATTCCCTGGGTGGAGCCTCGGCAACACTTGTGGTATTGCAATGGATGGTGGGACAAACGTTCTCATTGAAGACTGCTTCTTTGAGGATGCTGCGTTCACGCATGGTATTTATATGCAAGGTGCGTGTGGGCATGTTCAGATTAAGGACTGCCACTTCAGCCTCGGGACGTATGCCATGAAGTGCGGAGCGTTCTCAGATGCAGGAGTGAACACACAGATCGAGTTTGGTCCAGGGAATATCTGCATTAGCCCAACGAAGGGCATCAACAGTGGGTCAAATGCAGCGAAGATGATCGTCTGTGGTAATTACTTTGCCACGGCGGTGGATTCAACGCACGACCAGACCATCAATAACATGGAGATTAGTGGTTACATCTGTGTCGGCAACGAGTATGCTGACGAGGTGTCGGTTGATGCGGACTAAGCAGGACAACTGAAGGGGTCGGGGTGACTCGGCCCCTTTCAGGGGGGAATTATGTACGGAGTTTCAGGTAAGGCAACAGGATATGGGTGGATTACGGTCTGTTTTCGTTTGGAAGGTACGATGGAACTACTGTGGAAGTGCAAGTTGAGCATGATGCCACAGGAGGATGACATCTGTGTCCAGATTGTGAACGGCGTTGAGACTGAGTACAAGGTTCTGGGGGTGCGGTGGGAGTTCGTCCACGATAGCTTGACTCAGCCTATGGGCTACGTCAATGGGGTGCCGCAATATGGAGAGTTTGTGCCAACGGTCGGTACGGCTGCGGCCCCATATATAATTGTAGAGGAGGTATAAGGTGAGAGAGAAAGCGCTTATAACTGGAGCACTTCCCCGACCTTTTGTTGGGCCTTGGGTTGAGTTAGGTGAGAAGTCAGGGTGGGAGTTTGAGGGGCTTAGAGCTGGGGTGAAGATTGAGACAGTCTTGGGAAAGTCTCGGGCTGTAATTGAGCTTGATGAGGAGAAGGGCGAGAGGGTTTCTGTGATAGCTGTCGAGGTTGGTGATGTCAATTGAGTTGAGGTACTTCAACGAGAGAGCAGACCCAGAGCTTTGGGCTCACATTGCAGCGATGCATGAGGGGTTCCTCTATTGGCTTGATGAGGTCCGACATAGGGCTGGAGTCCCGTTTATTATTACAAGTGGGTGGAGAACAGGATCTGGGCTTCATCCCCTTGGGAGGGCTGTCGACTTTGCTACTCGCGGTTCGAGGGCTAGGCTTAGTCAGGATTACTATATAGAGTTGGCGAAGATTACCAAGGCAGTCTATACGACTCCTACTCCTCTTGAAGTCGAGACACAGTTAGAATTGGTGAAGGGGCCTGAAGATTGGCATGTTCACATTGGACTGTATGAGTTGGGTTGGCCGGGACCAAGTAAGCTGATCCTTGCTATTGATTAGGAGATGAGATGTCGCTAGACCTCGATCGGATGATGGCCCTAACTCGGAAAGGGTTAGGGGGCCTAGATTCAGATGATCTTACAGATCCGGAAGCTACTGAACTTCTGAACTTAGCCCTGTGGGAGCTAGAGGATAAGTTTCCCTTTAAGGCTAAAGAGACTGAGATGAGGTTTCCACTTGTCGTGGATCAGTATGAATATACCTTCCCTGCGACGATGGATGCTGTTAGCTCACTGGCGGTCCTGGATTCCTATGGGATTAGGCATAAGCTAGGGAGGGCTAGTCGGTCATGGATGGATGAGAATTATAACGAGACTGACGATAAGGGGATGCCTACCCGGTACCTCCGGGAGGACACAACCCTGATCGTGCATCCGATACCCAACGAAATCCTTACGGCAATCTTGACGTTGAAGGTGTCAATATCGTCGTTGCTTAGGGGAGCGGTTGAGGCAACTGGCCTTCCCCGGAATTGGTATGAACTGGTTGTTGAGGGTGCTATCGTTCGGGGTCACTTCTATGCTGGTGACTATAATGAGGCGAGACAGGCGGCGAACTTCCAGATTACTAAGATCCGGTCCTCTGTGCTTAACCTCGCGAAGGAGGAGAAGGCAGATAGTCGGTATGCTAGGATGAATGTTATTTGGGAAGAGCCGGAAGGAGCATAGATGGGACATAACCCAGCAAGTGTGACCTTTATGGAAAGGGAAGATCCAGCTTCTGTTGTCTTTACAGAAAGGTCGGCTCCTAGCGCAGTTGTTTATATAGAAAGGTCAACTGACGACTCAGTTTGGTTAGAGCCTTTGACAACAAAAAAGAGGTCTGATGGGTTTTGGCTTTTCCTAAGTGGGCTTGCTGATGGAACTATGTTCACGAAAAACGCAGAAGGTTGGCAGCTCTTGAATGGGACAGCGGCTTTTGGGGCTGACCAGAGAATGGGTCAAGAAGAGGATGATGACTTTGTCTTATTGCTTGAGGATAACTCATGACTGCTGGCGCACAAGAGAAGTTTCCAGGTCTGTTTTATGATTATGGAGGCGCAGTTTTTAATGTTCAGCACTTAGACTTTGGCACGACTGGGGATGGAACAACAAATGATACAGCCGCAATCGCTTTGGCTGTAGCAAAGATTAATAGTAATGCAGGGGGAACACTTCTCTTTCCACCAGGTACTTATATTGTTAACTTTGCTACTTCTGGCACACAGTTGTTTACCTTTACGACTGGTAATGTAAGGGTAATCCTTGATCCTAAAGCTACGATTAAGGCCACCGCTGATGCAGCACCCGCAACTGGGAGTGAGGCTAGGGCTACTTGGGTCTTTGCAGCAGAGGGTCAAGATAACATTGTCTTTGATGGTGGAGTTTATGATGGGAATAGGGATGCCGGGACAGATCCACATGCTGGATTCTTTAGGGGGATTGGTTGTACGAACGTAACAATCCAAAACATGACATTTAAGGATGCTTCACAGAGTTTTGGTGGGATGATTAAGGGTGATAGTTGGGATGGAGCAGCAAGTACGGATCTTGATGGGTGGAAGATCATTAATAACCGTTGCATCCGATGTGCATGGTTTGTCTATATCTTAAATGTTTGGCATGATCTTCTGATTTCAGGCAACTCCATCAAGGATATGGATATTGAAGACCCGAAGGCTGGTCGGTCGCTCTTTGGAAGTACAGCTAGATCGAGAGGTATTAGGGTCTCAGGATATGTGGATGTTTCGACATCTAGTGGTGATATCTATGGGTTGGTTATTACCGATAATGAATTTGACGGTGCGACCTATGCAATAGAGGTCTATAATCAAGGTTCTGCTTATGGGAGGAATCCAGATAACGTCTATGATGTGGTCATCTCTGGTAATAAGGTGAAATCTATTTGGGGAATTGGAGTTAACTCAGTTAGTAATGTGACAATTTCCTCAAATACCATTCGTAAACTCAACCTTGATGCTGCTGGAATCGCTGCTTATGGCGGAACTACTCACATCGCGAATACGAGTGCAGCTTATGGAATTGGAATTGAGGCTCGTCCTGGCTATGGTGTTGTGGTGGCTGATAATGTTCTTACTGGGGGATTCGATTTCTCAGCTAGTCCAGACCTTACAGCCTCATCTCATGGGATCGTGATTGGCACTCCAAACCTGGATGTGCGATCAGAAGCGACAGTGACTAGTAATAGGATAATGACGTGGAGAGTGGGTGTTAAGGTCCAGGTTTGTCAGAAGTCTGACATAAGTAATAACTACATCTCTGAGTGTAGATCCGCGGTTGACTCAGATGATACTGACGGAACGAATACGAATGGGTATGGTGATAATGTACTTAGTGATAATACATTTCGGTTGCTTCCTGCTGCTACTGCTGTAGCCCTCGTGAACTTGTATGGAAGTTGGACAATTAAGCAGAATGAGTTTTCTGGAGATTCTGGAACGAGATCAAGTGCTCGCTTACTTTATCTTAGGAAGAATACGGAGAGCTATAGAATCCTACGAAATACGTTCCTTTGGTTCTCAGGAGAGGCAGTCCTTGACAATAGTCTAAATAGTTGGTATAAGGGCAACTTTTATGACAGTATGGGCGCTGCTGCTGCTTGGGGGGCTGTCACGTTTACTAGGATAGCTGATAAGACAGCAGTAATAGAAGACGAGACAATTCTTAGGGTCACAAACTTGTGGTCTTGGGCTGGAGGAGTAGGTGGGGGAGAGAGTTATATTGCAGGAACAGTCACTAGTGATGCTACTCTGGCTGAACAGAGTGACTCGCAGAGTGGTGGGACGATAGCTGACTTCCCGGTCGATATCCGGACGTTTAGAAGTAGCGCCCCTGGATCTGGTTATTGGTCTGCGGGAACTAGATTTTGGTATGCTACTCCTGCTGCTGGAGGAGAAGTTGGGATGGTTTGTACAACAGGAGGAACTCCAGGAACCTGGAAAGACTTTGGAGACGTTAACGCATAGAGGTGATTGATGGCATACGCAATTGCATGGAATGAATCGAACCCGGTTGGAGCATCAACGGCTATGAGTGACGTCGATGCAGAGCTTCAGAATCTTAAGAAGTCTATTCGAGAGAGGATGAATGACATCCTTGAGAATGCTTGGGAGACTGATGCAAGTAATCCAAAGTTACTGATTGAATATGATAAGGCAAGGATCTATTTATCTGGAACTCAAACTGTTGCAGATGCATCTCCTGCTGGTTGGGTTGGTGTAACTTTTGGAGCTGAAAGCTATGATGTTGGTAGCCTATGGGTTGTGGGTACACCAGCTAGATTTACAATTGTAAAGGATGGAAAGTACAGAATCTATTTGAATATTCCATTCGATACTGGAGCTGGAAGTGTTAATCCACATCTTAGATTTCGGTTTAGACTTAATGAAAGTTCAGACTTAGCTATCTCATTTGAGTCCGACGTCGGTGCTGCGGCACCAGATCATTTACAGTTGGAGACGATTGTAGCTTTAAGTGCAGCAGACACAGTAGATGTAGAAGTTGAAAATACTACTGATGACGATGTAGTTCTTCGGGCCGGTGAAACAGTTTCGTATGCAGAAATTTCTCAGGTGATATAGTGGCTAGACTTGCGGCAGCACCACTAGCAAGATATGAGCTTCCTGACGAGCGGAAGGAAGGCTTTACCTATGAAAATCTTCCCGATGGGCTCTTAGAGGTTTCGGATGTGACTCCTGGGGTGGTTACTAATGTTCCGAGAGTTAGGCGTCCACCGGGAAGCTCTCTCTCAATTATCAATGGGAGGATCAGGGAGAACTGGGTAGGCCGAAGGGGAGGCTATCCGGAGTATATTGCGGAGCCAGACTCGAATAAGGTGTTGAAGTTTATTAGTTTTCATGGAGAACAGAATCGGAACTGGCTAGTAAGGATTGCGAATGGCAGTACCCATGCGACAAGGACGACAGCGGATTGGACGACTCTGACCGGGACGGATTATAGTAACCTTCTTCGACTCACGCACGCTCAGCTACTCGGGAGTCTATACACCGCGATGGAGGAGAAGAAGATCGTTAAGTTTGATCTTGATGACCTGTCATTTGCAGAGGTAGATGAGGCTCCTGTTACCCGGTACATCACGGCGTTTGCAGATAGACTAATAGCTGGCTATATCCGTGATCCGGTAGAGGGAGTTAAGACCTTCACACTTAAATGGTCGGCTAATGCTGACCCAACAGATTGGACAAGTGCAGGATCGGGAGAGGAAAACCTGATTCAGAGCCCATCCGACACCGGGGATGAGATTACCGGGATCTTTGGGTTCGGGCCGGTCATGATTATCCTTCGTGAGAGGTCGATTTGGCATGCCACGAGGCAGCCATTTGAGAGTGCTCCGATGAGGTTCACTCCTATCATCACGAACCAGGGCTGTGATATGCCGTATACAGCCGTCAGGACGACGGACGAGCAGGGGAGGTTGACGGGGATAATCTTTGGGGATAGTAAGACAAATGGAGTGTTTGGGTATGCTCCCGGTTCGAGGCCACAGAGACTCTCGAAAGCAATAGAAGATCACCTCTTTGATAACCTTGTAGATCCGGAGACGGCAGAGGCAGCCTTCGACCTATTCAATCAAGAATATCACTTAGGCATCTCGACTGACCTAGACAATCATGGCTATATGGAGGAGTACCATGTCCTCAGTCTTGCTCATCTTCCTGGTGCTTTACCTTGGGTCTATGATGATGGTCCAACCTCTACAACTGTTGGGGTTGTGTCTGATATTGGGGCACCTACAGTTATAGACGATGCGGTTGGGACGATAGATGCACAGGTTGGGGTTATAGATAGCTTTGAGATCAAACTACAAAATGCAATAGTTTTAAAGGGTGGAACGTCGGGAGAGATTCTTAAAGAGGATCTAAGTACAGCAGGAACTCATAGTTTCACTTGGACCTCTCAAGACTTGGGGGCCTTATCCAACCGTAGGACATTGAAGCTCTTGCAGATGGCTATGAAGGCTACAGCTAGTGGGTCGACGGTTTTGGAGTTTAGTAAGGATACAGATGCTGAGGTCTTAGATGGGACGGCAACTTGGACTAATATTAAGACTATCGCAGATCCATCCTCTCTTGATAAGGTTAGCTTCAAACGAGGGGTTACCGGGGATAGGATTCATTGGAGACTCGTGACGGCAGCTAAGGAATTCAGGTTTCATGAATGGTGGGCGAAGATGCTGGAGAAGGGGGTTAAGCAGCTAAATGACTGAAGCCCTTACCTATGGAAGTCTCCAGTACTTTACAGAGCACGAGGTTATAGTTCTCAAGACTCCTGATGGGAAGCTTGTAGCCCTAAGACCACCGGAGGCAGCACAAGGAACGGTCATAATTGTTGATGAGGCTCCGGCGTTTGGGGAAATCTATGTCAGGGCCAACGCAACGGAGACAGCCATTGCTGTTCAGAACACATGGTATCAAATCACGATCTTTAATGCTAATGGAGAGTCATATCAGACTGAACCGAACCATTCAAATGATCACATCACAATTCTCCGAGCGGGAATGTACCTAGTGATGGTTAGTGCCTCGCTTGAATCTCCTGGCGGAACAGGAGCAGCGACGTTCCATGTAGAGTTAAAGACGAACGATAGCTCTAATGAGTTTGCCGGTATTCACGCACATCGGGATATGGCAGGTGGCGCGGGAGAAACAGGCTCGATCTCTCTATCCGGCTTAGCGGAGTTCGCAGTGGATGATACAGTAGAGTTGTGGTTGAAAAATGACACCGGGACGGAAGATATCCTCGTTGCTGATGTGACGCTCTCAGTTGTTCAGGTTGGCTGGGTATGAAGTACGATCCTGAAGGAGATAAGGACTTTCAGCTAGAGAAGCTACTCAATGAGGGGCTTGAGTTAGTGGATAACGTCCGGGGAGCTATGCTAGAGGTTAGCTTAGTTGCCGGAGAAAACACAGTCTCACATAGCCTCGGAGTTACACCTATAGGCTATCAGATACTTTACTCGGAGAACGAAGCGATCATATATGGATCGAGGGTAGCGGAATGGACGAAGGAAGAGATATTCTTAGTTTCGAATGTAACGAGCCCGACGGTAAGGTTGTTCGTTATGTGAGGCCAGCAGTCCTGACGTTCGAGACATTCAAGGGATATTATGATAAGCTAAAGAAATTCAAGACGGTCTTTAATAGTTATGTGGAGAATAATCTTGACGACTTTATTAAGCTCTTTGTTAGTGGGGATGGCAAGGATGACATTAGAGCAACCGGGCTTATTTGGGAAGTGGATGATGTAGGGATCTTGTACCTTACGGAGATCGCACCCGGTCATGATGCGCTGGCCCACTTCAATTTTTGGGATAGGATCTTTAATGGCCGGGAAAAGCTCATAAGGGGTATGGTCCGTCACGTGATGGATGAGTTTGCTCTGCATAGAGTGACGGTTGAGGTTGGGATGTTTGCTGCCCCTTGGTTGCCGAAGGCTGTTGAGAGGATAGGCTTTAAGCGTGAGGGAAGAAAAAGAGAAGCGATTAAGTTTGATGGTAAATGGTTTGATAGTATTATGTACTCAATGCTCAGGAGTGAGGTGAACGAAGATGGCACCAAAGCGACAAGAAGTAACGTCACAGGCAACCCCCCTAGCCGGAGACATTCTGGAGATTCTTCAGGGACAACTGTCTGAAGGTGCTTTTGGGCTAGGAGTCGGGCCACGTCAGAGACAAGCAGGGACAGCAGCTGAGCAGTTTGTTAGCTCTGGTGGAGGACAGTTCGACCTTAGTCCACTATTTGAGGCTCTTGAAGCGGCTCAGGGACGTAGGACAGA